ATTTCCTGAGCGATTCGTTTGCCTTCGCTTTCGGTGACGTTTAATCCTGAAGTGGTTCTTGCAGTGCGATTGACAACCCCCATGAAGTCAGCCAGCAATCCCAACGCTTCCTGCTTCATTGGATCTTTTTCCGTTTGAATCAACGACCGGATCTTAACTTCAGTGGTCGGAATCGCCCCGAGGAAGTCAGTGAACTTTTTGCCGGGATACTGTTTTTCAAACTCGGAGATACCGTCTTGAAGAGAGTCAATCGTTTCCATGACGGCAAACTCGTCCTCCAGCTTTGTGGCCGTCTTAGCTTCAAGCGGCTTGAGACGTCCACCTCCGCCAATAAATGTCTGCCTCAGTTCAGCTTCCTTGACTGGCGTAAGCTCTTGTCCAGAAGCTGCTGCCTTGGCTTTAGCGGCTTCAATAAACAGATCAGTATTCTTGCCGACTGCTCCGGTCTTTGATTTTTCAAAACTTTCGGCAGCAAGGATAGCTTGGGGTGCGATTTCTTGAGGAATCTGTCCAGAGTCGATCATGCTCTGAACGGTGTTTTTTCCAAGACGCCCCAAAGCTCCAAGTTTTGACGCTTTTCCGAGCTGCTCTTCTTCTGTGCGCTTTTTAGCAATTAACGCATCATCAATGACGTAATTTCCATCAGCGGTGCGCGTTAATGCGCCATATTTTCGAGCTTCATCAATTCTTTTTCCCTCAAGCTGATCAGTAAAAGCGGCAAGTTTTGCCTGCTTCTTCAACAGCTCTGCGCGAGCAGAATACGGCTCAAGGCCGTTTACCAAGCGTGTCGCCTCTTGATTGAATTGCTTCGATTTGAATCTCGGAAGAGCTGGCATTGCAGCGCCTTCAGTGGCGTTGTTCAAAAAATCAGACACCTGCTGGTTGAAGCTCTGAAAAGCGTCGTATTCCAGATTCTGCGCCTCCGACTCTGCAAGCGCATCCGCATACGCCTTCGACTGAATCTTGTTCTGAAGATCCGCCTGACGCTGGCGCATGATCTGATCAGCCGTCTGCATCTGCAACTGCTCCATCATCCGCTTCTGCGTCTGTGCGCGGTCGTAGAGGCTTGCGCCTAGTTGAATAGCTTGAAGCTGATTCTCAAGACCAACATTTCGGGCAGGTTGTAAGTCCATGATTATTCTGTTGGTTTAGCTTCCAAAACCAGTGCTGGTTGACGAATTAGGATTGTATCCACCATAAGGCGAATAACCTCTCGGCGCGCTGTACAAGTTTGGCTGGTACGATCCGTACGGATTGTATCCAACATTACCGCCCCCGCCTCCCCCCATGTTTATCGTAAACCCGCCGCCACCGCCGCCGCCGCCTTGACCGCCGCCACCCATCATGCCACCCATTCCAGCTCCAAACGCCATTCCACCAATGTTTGACAACGAACCGCCGATAGCAGCCATCATAGGATCAGGTTGAGCAGCAACTTGAGCAGCAGCCATGTCTCGATTGTACTGAGACTGGTTTTCCTGAAGAGCTAGGTTAATGCGTTGAGTAGGACTAATGAACATGCTGCTCACCGAGAACGGTTGAACCATGCCAAACGCCCTTTGCTGCTGGATAAAGTTCTGAGCTTGAGCAAGACCTTGATTTTGGATTTGCATGGATGTCAGGCCAAAGTCGCGAGCGGACAAGTTCCTTCCCATTCCAGTACCGCCTCCAAATCCTCCGGTAAGCGCACGGCCAGCAGAAGATCGTTGAAGTTGGGATTGAACATCTTGAGAGATTTCTCCCCGAAGAGATGCTCCAATGTTCTTTCCAGCCTGAGAAACAAGTTGGTCATAGCCTGGAATTGCACGACGAAGCTGAGACTCAAGAAGAGTCTGCTCAGCAGCGGTCGTCTTAGTGGCCAATTCGGAGGCACCTTGAAGCGATGCGATATTTTGCTTTATCGCTGCCTCTTGCTCCTTCTCGGTGTTTACACGCCGAAATTCTGGTACTCTGACCTTTTTGCCAGCAGACATTGCTGACCCACCGATCATCAACGCTGCACCAGCCAAGCCTGCGATAACTCCCATAATTAAAATACCTCCTTTAGAAGACGGCCACCGTTCTCGATTGAGAATACCTTTTCAGGTTCGTGACGTTGGATGTTCATTGTAATCAGGCGAGCAGCTTTTTCTTCTGGAAAAGCTCGTTCGTGATGAAAGCAATGAATCCATATCCGCCGCAAAGTATCCAACTTAAAAAGCTCCCCCTCTTCGATTGTCATCACCCCATGCAATGACGCCCATTGATCGGCGTACTCCCTAAGCATTTGAATTGATGGCAGATGAACCTCGTAGCCAAATCGCTCGGTGCATTCTTTGGCCGACGACTCAGCATCCTTTTTGACGTAAACCTTGATCGAGTCATGCACGACAGCCTTTGGAAAATATCCGTAAGTCGAGCAGTCAGCGACGTACTTGTAACGAGTCCGGTATTCTTCAATCGACTGCTTCCAATTCGGATCAGTCGCGCCCTGCTCATGTAGGCCAATGCAATCATTCTCCAACGAGAAAAGGACCGACATAAATGCCGATCCGAATCGTGGCAACCCGCAGATTTGAAAGAGTTTACCGTTCATTTTTCATGCACAAAGATGTCCACGCGGCAGTTCTAGCCAAGATGAAGATGGCCGACTCAGAGTTAGGAATCATCCCCAGCTCACTGCAAATTACTGCGGTATAAAGAGCTGCATTCGGATGAACATCCTTTCCAGCTTCCTTCATCCATCCGTGAAGCTGTTCGATCCGAGCGTTCGCGTTCGGGAAGTCCGCAGCGATAATCTCACGCACACGGCTCCATGCCGGATCGATCCGATCCTTGAAGAACGAATTGCCGAAGCCGGGAATCTTCATGCCAGCCTCAATGGCCGACTTCAACGCTCGCTCATCGAATCGTTCGTAAACGAATCGAGCAGGACTAATTGGGCCGTGAGCATCGCCCAAAGTCAGGATTGCCGAAGCGATTCCATTAGTAAGCTGGGCGCTTCCAAAGAAAGCGTTTACCGCAGCGCCGGAACTAGCGTTCTGATTGTTCCGCGCCGCCATGTCATGCGCGTCAAAGACAGCCTGAAGCAACTCCAGTTTTTTCGGAGTCGCATCAGCCAGCGCAAAGTCGATGTTGAGGTTTAGAACCATTGCGAGAATCCACCGCCATTCAATCCTACACCGACCATGCGTATCGTCGCGACAGCGTCGCCCAGATACTGCATCGTCTGCTCCTGCACAGCTTGAACCGCTTTGGCTTCGTAGGCCACTGCTTCCTGAATCAAATCGTTCTCTTCCTTTCGAATCGCCATGACCATCAGCTTGATGGCATCAGCGCACGGAGGAATGAGGTAATCATTGACGCTCGTCGCGTTGATATGGCGCATCTTCGCCATAACCGTCACCGGCTTATCCTCGTCGTTGTTACAACGATCTGTCAGGTAACTGCGGCGGTACTGCGGCAAAGTTTCATCAGGGTCGTAAACCGCCAGATCCGTTTCCAGAGCGGTCGTCGCATCGTGCTCGTACAAACGACTCACCGTGTTCGTCGCCTCTCGGATGACGCCGGTCAGTTCTGTAAATTTCTTGGTAGACTGAACGTACGGCAAAGCGAGCGTCAGCTTTTCTCCGTCAATCCACGCGCCACTGGATTGCGTTCGAATCCACTGGCCGTTCTGATCGACACCTTGCAGCGTGATGGTTTTGCCGACATCCGAAGCGTCGCCAGGGTAGACTCGAAGATAGCTGTTAGTACCGCCAGACATGTCGCGGTAAGAAACCACAGTGCCACGATCAATAAGCTGCTTCCCAACGCACACTTGATTGCCATTGAGAAGTCCATATCCGGTTTCCTGAAACTCGAACCATTGATTGCGAACCGTTCCGACTCCGCAGCAGTCGGCTACAGCCTCGATGGTTTCGATCTGTCGCGGCCAAGTGATGCAGCCACCTACGGTGTGAATCGTGAAGCGTCCGTACGCTCCAGCCCACAACCCTTTGTGTAGAAGCCTTCGACACGCCTGATTGATGTAATCATAAACGCGCGCATCATCGACACATACTCCGATGACACGAGCGATTGTGGAGCGAATGTCCTGAACGATTAGCTTCATTTGGTGTAGTAGACTCGGGCAGTTCGCTTGATGAAGTAAACACCGTAGAACGGCGGCAGGTTGTTGTGGCCAACAGCATTCTGGCTGTCATTACCAGTCTTGTCGGAAGTGGTCGTTCCGATGTCGCCGGTCGTGATGCTCGGTCCAGCGCCACCGCCACCGCTTCCAGCAGCACCTTGAAGAATCTGCGTCGGGTACGACCCAAGTCCGCTCCACGACTTGTTGACGAGGTAGTAATCGTCGTTTGCCGGTGCAATCAGTTGAGCGACACCGTGAGTGTGTTCGTTGAATGCAGTTTCGGGAACTGTCAGCGTGTGCTTGTCCTCGCCAACAACGGAAGTTGTGGTGGTAGTTCCTTGAACCGAAACAGCTCCGCTTGCCGCAAAAGAACCAACGCCAACCGGAAAACGAGCCTCAAACAACGTGTCAATCATCCACATCGGACCAGTAACATCCGTGGCAGTTGCAGTACCGTCGCCACCGTCGTACGAAAGAAGATCGGTCGGTGTTCCTACAAAGATGCGACGATCAAATCCGTTTGGAGCAACAGGATTCTTGCTTGTCCACCGTCCCTGATTGAAAACCCACCAGTTTCCATCGTTGTCCAACCACGGATAAACCTGATTGTTCAGCGCAGGAACAGTCGGTCCAAAGTTGAAGAACGAGTTTCCAATCGCGCTGTTGAACGTAGCTTGCGTGCCGCCGATGATATCGTTGGCCAACTGTTGGTAGTTGGACGGACAATAATTGTACGGAAGGCTTGGAGCTGTGAGCGTGATGAGTGTTAGATTTGCCATACTATTCCGATGAGTAGAGAAGTGGATTTATGTCGCAACCTTCAAGAATCTTGCACCCCTGGAACGTCCTGCACTCGCCAACGGCAGATTCCTGAACGTCGTAAGCGTGAACTCGAATGCTCTTGATGCGGCAGTAACCGGAAATCGAGATGTTAAGCTGAACCTCGTAAAGATTCCTGGTTGGAGTGCTGATCGTGGAATTACACGGGATATCCGTAGGAGTCGGCAACCGCATCTTCGGCCTGTACTGAGGCTGAAAGTTGCTTATCGGACAAAGGTTATCACACTGCGTCGTAATCGCGCACTCACTCCATTCCGCCCACTCAAGCCAGCTAGGGTATTGGTCAGGGCGATACTCCACGTTGAATCCGACGTTACCATCTAGCGAGTCGATGAAAATGTCGCCCGAATCGAGCTTCTTCAATCCGAACGGAAGCTCGAAATTGTAGGCGCGAGTCTGAACCAGCCATTGAATCTCCTTCTTTGGATCGGATAGATTCGAATCGAACTTGCTGGTCTTGCTGACCTCCCAAATCTGAATCGTGTTGTCCGATCCGCGAGCGATTGCGAAACAAGCGTCTCCGTAAGCGTTCTCGGTCTTGAGAATCTGCAACACATCCAATCCGGTCCAGATTCCAGCCCAAGCAGGAGGAAATTTTTTCCTCAGCGAGGTAATCAGATCGAAATCAAGAACCATCAACGCCTTGTGGATAACTCCGTCAGCCCTGTAACGAGGCTGTCCAGTCATCAGCAGACGGTTGTCAAACACAACCGCAGAACTGGCCCACAGCAAATTCGTCTGATCGTTCTCTGCGATGTTTAGGATTTCGTTGCTGATGGGTGTATTCCCCCAATCGTTGAACGAACGACGAGCGATGATAAACGAGCGAACTCCATCGACAGCTCGGTAGAAAACGTCTCCGTTGACCGTGATGGCAGACCTAGAGCCAAGCGCGCCACTGGTCAGCAAGCTAATAGCTTGAATCGGATAATTCAGGTTCTTCCAAGTATCACGATCTACTGGAGCTTGGATGCTGAAAACGTATCGCGGAGTGAAGACGAGAAGCGGCCCTTGCCCAAGCGACGTATCTGGATTGCCGGGGACGGCCATTGCCGTGATGCCTCCTGAATCCGACGGAACCGCGAAGTCTCCGCCCTCATTAAGGAAGGTGTTCTCGGTTTCCTTGAGAACACTGGCTCGCGTTCCATCCCCATAAACGATGTCAGTCGCTCGAAACGAAAACCCGTCAGGAAGCGCGTACCAGATGCGTCCATTGACGTAGGACATCATCTTGCCGCACTTGATTTCGTCGTCCGCAGCTCGGCGCAGATTTGTTCCGTTGAAAATCAACGGCTTGCTGAATCCATCTTGAATGACGACAAAGTTCTCCGCTTGAACCATCCATCCATCAAGCAGGTTGGAAGGATTCTCAAGGCTGGGAGAAACCGTCAAATTCTGGGCGTTATTTTGAAGGCAGTCGTAAAGCCACACTTTACCACTGATCAGCATCAGAATGAACGTCTGACCGTTGTCTCCGATGTACGGAAGCGCGCACTGGAATGTGCCTGTCAGACTTTGAGAGCCATAACAATTCTCCGACCATCCATCAGCCGTCACGTTGGTTTGATCCGCCGTAACCTCAGCATTGTCCGCTGTAATCGTGGTGCAGAGATTGTAATCCTTCTGAATGAAACCGGGGCGAGGGGAAATGAAACTCTGTCGGAAGCTGGCATTCACCGCAAACGCCACCTGATTCTTGTCCACCTCAGACGGCATCACACCAGCGTCAATGCCACCCTCAAAGGTGACAGACCCATCCGTGTACCTTCGTGGTGCGCGTTCGCTCATGGTTTAAGCCTGAATCCGCTGGATAGAGAATGAGGAGCCGGTTTCGACGCTTACATCGTGTGAAGTTGTCTGAATCAAGATGTCGTAGTAATCGCCAACTACAGACGCCTGATCGACGTAAGAAAACGACACAGCAGGCAACGATTGTG